GTCTTCGCCAATCAACATTTCACCAGTCGGCCCTGTTAAATATCCAGTAGTACCTCCGTCAAGTGACAATCTGTTTGTCCCATTAAACGTCAGCGCACTTCCCGAAGTCGCCACCTTCGACCCGTTCAAGTACAACACGCCGTTGGCGGTGCCGCCGGAGAGGGTCAGGTTGCTGCTAACGGTAGCCGAGGCAACTGAGACGTTCGTGATGCTGAGGCTGCTGATCGTGAGGCTGGTCAGAGCCAGATTGGTAATGCTGGCAGATGCAGCACGAAGCACAGTTGCAGAGAGATCCGAAACAGTTGCCGTGGTGGCGATCAGGTTAGTAATGGTCGCGCTGGTCGCAACCAGATTCGTCACAGTAAAACTGTTGGTTCCGAAGTCCTGAATGTAGTTGACGCCATTGACGATATCCGTGCCGTTGGAGACAAGGATCATCTTCTTGCCAGTCGGGACAGAAACGCCGGTCTGACCAGATACCTTCACCGTCACCGCGCCAGAGGCGTTGTTGAAGATGAAGTAAAGTTTCTTGTTGGCCGGAACAATCAGGTTGGTGTTTGTGCCACCCGTTCCGGTCAGTTCGATGTACATGTTGCGGGCGACACCCGTCGATCCGTTCGGGATCGTGATGGTTGTGTCCGTACCAGTCGAAACTGCCTGAGTGACGTACCCTGAGATCGCCTGCTCTAGCAACGTGCCAAGGTTGGTATTGGTCGTAACGCCCCAAGTACCGGCTTGGTCGCCCGTGCCGATCAGTTCCAGTGCGAGGTTAGTGCTGTAAGTACTAGCCATGTTTAAACTCCTAATTCACCGTAGGGATGTTGGCCCAAGTCGTGGTTTGCGAGTCATCGACATCAGACCATCCCGGTGTCTGATCATCGTTTAAATTCTGCCAGTTAGCCGACTGATTGTCATCGACGGGATTCCACAAGTATGCCCCGGCCATCACATCTGAAGCCGTGGCGGATTCGGCAACCTCGACATCGAAGGTGACCCCTGCCGCCGCGTCCGAATCAGCCGCAGTGACGATCTCATTGATCATCACCTTGAAGTTCATCTGAGCCGCCGCTGTCTCCGCCGCAGAGACGATCTCAGCCACTTTCGCTCCGAAGGCGGCTACCGATGAGGGGGTATCTGTTATGGTCGCAGACTCATCCACGCTCACCAAGAACGAGAAGACGGAATACACATCGTCTTGTGCGGTTGCCGTCTCTTGGATCTGGGAGTCGAACTCCTGTCCTGCTTTGGGTGCGCTATCGACGTAAACAGCCGATTCGTTCACTACGACCTTGAAGTCGTTACTGGCCGAGTTGGCATCTGAGTAGGTCGCCGCTTCGCTGACCTTGGTGGCAAAGTTGACGTTCGACAGAACCGAATCGGTTCCGGTCGCAGATTCTGCAACTGCTGCGCCAAGGCTATAAACTGAAGACACCGTATCTTGGGCGACAACGGACTCTGAAACGGGCGCATTGAACTGCGTACCCGCCCCTGTGTTGGCATCATTGATGGTCGAAGTTTCGTCTGAGGCGCGGTAGTAAACCGACATCCCCCATCCTGCTTGACCCCATGTGCCTGATCCGAAGCCGCCCTCTGACACTGTTTAAACTACAAGTTTCAGTTCCGTCTCCGCGAACCAACGCTGCTGGCTCTGGCCTTCGGCATCTACCCAAGGGATGAGATACCAAACCATGCCTTCATCGTCCATGCGGATCGACTGGACCTTGCCCTGCGGAACCACGACCTTCAGTTCAACGAGGTCGCCTTTCTTGAAAAGACTTGCCATATCTATCTCCTATCAGGCCGCGTCGAGGCTAAAGGTGTAGGTCACAGACAGAACGTCGCCGTTCTGCACAACGCGATCACCGGGGGCCGCGAAGTCGGACGCAGAGAAAAGGACGCCAGAAGAACCGCCCGGAGTGTCGCCGCTTGTCAGGAACGCGCCACCGACGTTAGCCGACGCATTGATTAGGAACTGCGCCGGGGCGGCAGAGTTAGCAATGACCGAAGGATCAGCCGTGGTTGCTGCACCGAATGTCGCAGCAGGACGGGTCGCGTTGCCGTACGCCGTCACTTCCGTCCAACCGGCATGGGATGCCATCGTGTCCGTCGAAGACGGATTGTTGCTGGAAGCCGGGCCGTAGACGCCGATATACCACGCCGCCGTGTAGCCTGAACCCTTGAAGAAGGTGGTGTTGACGTAAGCCAGACCCACATTCACCACGAGGTTATGGGACTTCTGTTCCCACTTGAGGTTGCCGTTTTTGTCGTGGCAACGCACGGTGAAAATACCGCCGCCCTTGAGACCGTCACGGGTGCCATTGCCTTTCAGGACATTTGCACCAACGGCATCAACAGACTTTGCCTTATTGATGAGCATCGTTGATTCTCCTAAGTAAACCGTAGTAACGCTGAGTTGTAAGTGTTTGCAGGCATCTGCACCGTGAATGAGTTCGTGGCAACCTTGTCGTTGCCAAAACTCAGAACTGCGATGGACTTATTGGACTTACTGACGTTGTAAATCAACCCGCCAGCCGCCGTGAAACTGGCAGGGTTCCAAACTGCATTGTTGAAGTTGACGTAGACCACGTCGTTTAACTTGTTGATCGATACCCCAGTCAGAACGACACCGCCTGCGGAATACCCTGTGCCAGATACTTCGCCTGTCGCCGTGTAAACCGTGGTGTCTTCGCTGAGATCGGCAGTGCTGTAGTACAAAGCCAACTTGAGCGTATCCGTCAGGAGATTGTGTTCTCCTTTGAGGATCTGCTCTTTGAAACTCAGGGTAATGGTCTGGTAGATCATGTGACCGGAATCCTATTGAGTCCGCTCCGGTACGCATCCCGACGATCCTTGCCTTCGCCAAGGAGTTTCAGCAGGCCGAGCGATTCCTGATACTTCTGCTCGTAGTACTGCATCATGTCCTGCTCGCCCTTCATGTAGATGTAGGCTTCGCGCAGGGTTCCGTACAGAAGCACGGTCTCGAAATTATCGCCCAGCCAAGACGTGCTGGCCGTGACGATGGATTCCGGATAGTAGTAGTAATGCAGTTCGACCTGATAGTTGCTATCCGGGGTCGGACCCAGAATGAACGTGTTCTTGTCGAAGATGGCGTAGTACTTGGGGATGCCGATATCGTCCGGGTCCGGATAGCACTCACGGATGAAGTTCACATCCTTATCCAGCAAGAACGTCTGAGCATTGGTTACTGGGTCGATCACCGACAGCGAGAAGTTCGCCAGCCAGTCCGCCGGAACCGTCAGGTATTTGTTGCTTGGGGTCAATGTTCCAATCTGGTTCTTTCGGATCGCAGGAATAAAGACCGCGTTGTAGATCCGCTCTTCGGCCAACTGGACGAAATTGGGGATGTTCGCAACGAACGAAGTCTCCTCGTTCTGCGTGTACTGTTTAACCAGATCAACGAGTTGGGTGTAGTTCATGTCGTTACCACCGTCACGGTTCCGACTAAGCCGGTGGATATCAGGTAATTAGGGGTCAGGCCGGTATCATATCCTTCAGCGCCACCCACTGGGTTCCATCCATATTGGAACATTCGACTACCTCCTGCGCCTTGGTTACCCGGCGCGTAGAAGGTGTTATCAGGACGAGCGTTGCGAAGGGCTTGCGGGTCATCCATCGGGACACGACCTAACTGCAACTGCGGATGATCCACATCCATACATTCAAAGCAGACACGAATGCCAATGGGGAGCAGGTTCTCATACTGCTCGTTTAAATCATGCAGATCGTACCGCTGACCACATCGGTCGCAGAATCCGAATGCATGTTTACCACTGGAAAACGGTTTTCCCATTAGACATTCCTGCCAATGTACCCATTCATGGGAACGAATCGGACAGAGGCTTTTTCACGATCCTCGCCCGCCGCAAGATCCCACTGGAGTTCGTATTCCTGCTTGAGCATCCCCAAGCGGTCTGCGGCTTCCGGGCGCTTCATGGCGACGTAGTACGCAAGCCCTGCCACGAGACAGGGAAGGAACCGGGCGGGAACATCGATGTTGTTCGCGCCGCCTGTACCGACATCCTGAATACGACGCATCTTCCAGTAGATGAGCGTGTAGGTCTGGGTGTTGTCAGGGACGGGCCAGAGGTACACCACCGGGGCGGCTCTTTGCCGATCCACATAGATCTGCAAAGGCATCCCTTGGGTGAGTTTGTTGCTCAACTGGGCGTAGTCCGACACCGAGATGCGAGAGAGGGTGTAGTCAGTTTGGCCGGACGTGCTACCCGCATCGGTACGCAACTGGTGTTCCAGAAGGTCGATGGTGTCCGCTGGCATGGTGTAGGTGTAGGTTCCGGGAGTCAGTACCTGAGAACCCTGTTCTACCGTCCAGAGGTTGATACCCCGGTTCTGCCATTCCAGCGCCATGAAGTTCATGGACCGGCGGGCAGTCTGGAGATCATAGCCGGTACGCAACTCCATACCCGCCCGCTCGAAAGCCTCCTCAACGAGGTCTCGAAACTCCGGGTTAAAGACTGCTGTACCGCTCGTAGCCATTAGACCATCCGACCTTTGGTCTTACCCTTGATC